GCCGTTCGATGCGTCAGCATTAGGAAACTGTAACTCAAATGTACCATTAGTTGATGTTTTAACACCACCAAAATCTAATACAGCAATAGATGAATTACTATTGTTTGCATTATAAATTAGTGCAGCTTGTGCAGAAATAGTTGCATTAGCAAATGAAACATTATCTGCATCAAAAATTGCAGTAGTTCCATCTGTTGAAATTGCAACATTAGTTAATGTAGCACCGCCAGTTGTGTAATTTGTACCACTGTTTGATATTTCATTTGCAGTAATATAAGCAGTAGTATTTTGGTTTAGAGTTGCAGTGTTGTCGTAAAGTGCGCACTTTAATGTCTGAGCTTCTAAGTTTCCGCCAGGCGACATTAAGTCTTGCTTAAACGACACTGTAATCGCTTGAGATATAGCCATGTTTATTGTCCTCCAGTTAATGTGTTTTCGCCTAGTGGACTACCAGGAAACTTGTAATCTGTTCTTCTATTTCTACGAGCTTCATTGTTTATGGCCGTCACACTTTCGACATACTTTTGTTTATATATATTATAGTCTTCCATGTTTTTTGTAAAGAGATTTGCTTCAGATAAACAACCATATAATAATGCATCAGGAGCATTTTCAGTATACCAATTAGTAGTATTAGTATTAGATAATGGATTAATTCTACCTTGATAACCTAATTCCATAGTATATACAGCATTAGGAGTTGGAGCTAAATATAATGTAGTATCATCAAAATTTGCAAAATATCTTGGTTGAGCTGTTAAAGAAGAATCAGGCCAATACTCTTGTAAATATTCTAGTGGTTTAATTTCTAAAAATACTCTATTATTATCACTATCTATTATATTTAAATAATTTAAAAGCATGGGTTCTATTGCTGACGGTAAAGTAATAAATCTATCACCAATAGAGGTAGAAGAAGTTACGTTTTGATTAAAACCTGTAGGATCAATTTCTCTTGATAATTTAGATTGTGTATTATCTATAAAAGTATCTAATTGATTTGTAAAATCTGTACCTGTATTTTCAGCCCAAGTTTGTATATCAGTCTTTAGACTGCTGTATGTCATTGGCATTTTTTTTATCTCCTTCTATACTAAATTTAGTCCATACATTACCTCTAAATGGATAAGTTCCATAATGAGTTAATGGACTAATAACATCAGCAAAAATTTTTCCACCTAATTTTTGCCAAAGTCTACAAAATGCATAATCTTCTGATAAATATCTATTACTTTTTTCATCAATAATACAGTCAAAAAATGCATAACAATTATTACTACTAAATCTTTCGTTATTTATTATTTGATCGCTTGTATATTTTAAATTAGAATAAGCCTCTTTCATTTTATAAAAAACTTCTTTTTTTATACACATAAATCCTGTAGCTGCATCTAATACCTCTGTAAATCCATTTTTAACTTTAATATTAGTAGGATGTGCAAAATTTAAATTATAGCCTAATGCTTTAGCTTCTATATTTTCTTCTCCAGTTTCTTTTATAAATTTAGGAACTGAATTCCAGTCAATAGATTTTCTAGGATAAATACCACATGCAATATCATAATCTGACTCTACAAGTCTAATTACATTTTCTCCACTAAATCCTATATCACTATCAATAAAAAATAAATGAGTAAATCTATCTGGTTCTTTTAAATCAAAATCTAAAAACTGAGTAACTAAAGTATTTCTTGCTCTCGTTATTAAACTTTCATTACCCATAGTATTTAAATGTATTCTAATTCCTTTATTTTGAGCTTTTACAGTTGTTTGTAAAATTCCATGTAAATAAGCTTCTGTAAGTTGACCGCCATAACAAGGTGTTGCAATCATCACACCATATTTTTTTTCTATACTCATGTTACTACTGTAACACTTCCTAATGCAGTTGATAACAAATTTGTGCTTGCTTGTGCTATTCCATTTGCAGGAATTGAACCTGTTGGTGGAAATATTATGTCTATTTGATCTGGAACACCACCAGTTGATGATAAATTTGCTTGTGGTCTAGCATCTTGTAATGATTGTGCATCAGTAAAATATGTTAAATCTAATTGTGGTTGTTTAGGTTCAAACTCTGAATTATGTACAAATGAACCATTCCATTCAAAAACCATTTCTTGATATGGAAATTCTAACCCTGATCTATCTGATATAGCTCTTGCATATTGACCACCTGAAAATTTATTATGTGGTGCTCTATGAGGTCTTGTACTTCTATCACCTAATTTATTTGCCATTATGTATAAAATCTGTTAGTTGAAGATGGTAAAATTCTTGTAGAAGGCGTATCATCACCAGCAACTAATCTTGTATAAGCTTGTTCATAATCTGTTTTTAATTCCATTCTTTGTGCTTGATCTATATTAACTCTTTTTTTAGAAAGATAATAAGCAAGACCCGCACACATACATTCAAAAGCTCTAAATGGAATATCAAAATTTTGTTCTACACCACTTACAGTGGAAGCTGTCACATCTTGAATTTTTCTCATTCTATAATATCTTAAAGTATATGCTTTATCTGGTGCAGGATAAATTTTAATTATTGGTGTGTTTAATCTTTGTAAATAAAATTGAGTAGGTCTAGATTGTTGAGTTTTATTTGAAATAGCTGCATAGTCATTAAGACCTAGTCTAGTCATTGAATATTCAGTTGATCCATCTAAAATATTTGCATTAATAATATCAACTAAATCATAATCTAAAGTATATTCTACAGTTCCTTGAGAAACTGATACATCTTTTAATTCTACAGTCCATTGATTGTAACCTCTGTTAGCCCAATCACTAAACATTATATTAAGACTTCTACGTGCTGAACGCACATCATAACCTAAAATAGGATCACCTCCTATTCTATCATAAGCTTCTTGTATACAGTCATTAACTGTAAGATTAAATGTAGCTGTATTTGATGTAGCCATTATCCAAAAAATACTGTTACACCACTAGCACCATTTGCAGAAATATTAACTTTTAAGTTTGTTTCAAATTTTACACCTTCATCTGGTAAACTTATGTTAATAGGTCCACTGTCTGCACTAGCACCTGTTGTCACTACAAATTTAGTTGTAGCATCATCTACAAAAGTTACAGTTCCTGCAGTTGCTGATGGCGTAATAATAAAACCTTTAAGTCTTGTAGGTCCACCAAACGCTGCAACATTTGAACCTGTAGTTGTTACACTATTTGCTGAAATATCTGATCCTGCCATTGTTCCTCCTATATTAAATTTTGTTTTTTAAGATTTTCAAATAATAACGCAATTCTGTCTTCTTGGCTAGTTGGTTGTGTTAAATAAGGTGTTAAATAATTTTTAGCAACTCTAGATTGAAAATCTATTGGTTTATTTAATTCAAATTTAGTTCCTTTAAAAGGATCTGATACAGCACCTAAATCAGTTTTATTTCCGAATGTAGAAATAACTTTTTCTATATCTGCTAATTTTTCATCTAAATCTTTTTCTTTAGATTTTTCTTCTTTTTTAGCTGATTCTTTCTCTAAAATCTGTTCAATACTTTCAGTTTCAGAGGTATCTTCCATAGATTGAATTTTTTTATCTTCTTCTGATAATGCCTTATCTGCTGCTTCTTTAGCTTCTTGAAAATCAATTAATTTTTCTACTGATGATTTTTCTTTCTTTTCCTCATCATCTTTATCTAAAAAATTTTTTAATGCTTCGCCTTTTTCTTTTAAGAATTCTAACATATTTTCTCCTTATAAGGAGGACCCTAATGGGTCCCCCTAAAAGTATTATTATGGTGTGTTTCCAGCATCAGCAATACTATTGTTTTGCATATATAATACAGTAACAGTTGCATTACCAGTTGTTCCATCACCATCTGTACCTGTAAAATCAGCTAAAACTTGAATATCAGTTGTACCAATATTTGTTGCTTCAGTGTCTAAAGTACCTCTAGTAGTCCCTAATGATTTAACACTTGTAGATGGAATAAAAGCATTTCCATCATCAGCTGTTCCAACAACAATTGTTGCAGCATTAGTATCGTTATTTACAGTTGTTACATTTAAAATAACATCTACTATTTGTGAATTAGCAGGAATAGTCCCGCAAACTTGATTTAAGTGAGAAGCTCCTGTTATGTCAACCTTAGCAGATTGTGCCATAACAACGAAACCAGTATTAGCAACATTTGCTCCTAATGTGTCTCCAGAAGTTTCTCTTATCGTTCCCGCTTTAATCGGTCCCGAAAAAGTAGTTGTTCCCATAGTCTACCTCCTTAGTAGTCAGCCTAAGCTGTCGTAGGGTAACTAGGCGTATTGCTACGCCTAGTTAAAGTTTATTATTAATCTGCTCCTTGAGATCCGTAAACGGCTCTCCAGTCAGTGAAACCAAAAGAGTATCTTTCTCTTACTTTGTATCTTAGGTTACCAGTTTCAAAATCGCCTTCAACAGCTTTTTTGATTGGTGCTCTAACAAAGTGTTTCATTCCATCAGGACAATCAGTCATAAT